TAATAAATAACTAATATTTTAGAAGTACCAATAGCTGCATATTTTTTACCATCTAATGCTGTCCACGTATGCTGGTCACGCGCGGGACCTGCTAAGGTGCTAGAAACGAGTTGCTCCCAACCACCTATTTTTTGTGGTTCACCATATCTAAATCTAACATTATCACCATCAATCCATTGCCCTTCGGCTCCAGTTGCTGTCTGTTGTTTATTGAATCCAGGTTTAAATTGTATCTTCTGTAAAGGCATAAGTATCCTTTATATACTAAAAAAAGAAGAATTATACTATTTTTTAAACCAAGAAGGAAGACCTAAATGTTTTCTTTTATCAAAAATATTGTCTTTTGCGCCTTTAGTTGCAGCATTATTATAATGTAAAAATACTTGACCGCAATCTTGACCATCAAATGCTTCTCGCCAATGCTCTAATAAATTGCCTCTATAAACTAACATATCACCGGGTTTTAAATTTACTTTAATACCTTTAGTGTTATCAGAGATATAACCTTTACCTTCTACAATTCCACCTATTTTAGGATTTGGTTCAATATAGATTGGCCATAAATCTCCACCTAGATTTAATGTTGTAGATATTTCACAACTAAAACGATCTTTATGTCGTTTTAAAATATCTCCTTTTTTATAAATTCTTGCATATGAATAAGTAGGAATTAATTTTAATCCTGTTTGTTTTTCCATAATAGGTTGCACTGCTAATAACAAAGTTTCCATAGCAATATCTGCATAATGCGAATAAGTATCAGGAACTTGTTCATCATTCCATACTCCAAATTCTGTAGTAAATGGAGATATGTATCTTGCATCAAACATTGTTCTTGCAACTTGTTTTTTCATTAAAAAGTAATTGTAAACAAAGTTTGCAATCTTTGGATCTATTGCTTTTTCTATTACAGTAAATCTATCTTTTTTAAAATTATATTTAGTCATTATATCTTTGCCATTTCTTTAGGAACTGCTTGTATATTAAAATGAATAAATCTAAATGGTTCTTTTCCGTGATCTACTATAAATTCATGTTCCATATATCCTGGGAAAAATAATAAAACCCCTGGCTTAACTTTAAAGTGCACAAGTTCTGTACCATGTGTAATTGCATCTGGTTTTTTAAGTTTTAATTTTGTACAACGTGCTCCTGTTCTTGGCTCATGAAATATTGGATAGGAAGTATGTTCACTTGCTTTAAGAAAATAAAACCCACCCACATGTTGATTATGATGAATATGTGCAGAATGATGACCTCCACCGTTTTTTGAAAACTCTTGTACCCAACTTTCAGAAAAAAAAGTAATGTAGTGTTGCATATCAAATCCTTGCCAATCTAAAAATTCAAAAGCTTTCTGACCTACATAATTATGAAAATCTTTAAATTTAGAATCCAAAGTTAATGGAGTTGAATGATAAGAAGTTCCAAAATCATTAAATTTTTTTATATCTTCTTTTTTTAATTCTCTAGCTTCTTTAATATATTTGTCAGTTGCTTTAGTAAGCGATTTTAAAAAATCTAATTTTTCTTCAAACCAAAATGGTGTTTTAAAATATTCTTCTATGATCATATTATTTAAACGGATATCCTAAATTCCAAATGACTAAAGAATATCTTGTTCCTTTCGTTACTGGTTGTACTCTATGCCACACAAAAGAAGGAAATACAACTATAGAGCCTTTAGGAAGTATTTCCTTTACGTTCAACACATGCTTATCTTCGTCACGCATATGTGGATCATAATTTCTGCAATCAAACTGTAATTCACCACCTGTATATTCTGAACCATCTGTTAACTGACAAGTTACAGATAATTTTCTAATTTTCCCATGACTATTTGGATCATCTGGTTTGTTATAAGGCTTATCCCAAGAATCACAATGCCAATCATAATATTGATTTAATTTATATTTTGTAAATTGGCATGATTCAGAAAAACTCCAATCAAAATTCCAACCAGCTAATTTGTTAGCTTCATGAATATATGGATGTATTTCTTTATAAATCCATTTATCATTTAACCAAACGATATTAGAATTTCTTTTCTTTTTTAAATCTACAATTTCTTCTTCTTTTAAAGGATTATCTTTTAAATTTCTATTTTTACCTAACCCACCAGTAATAGCTAAATCTTCTTTATGTTGTAATCCATATTTAATAACATCATCACAAAATTTTGGAGTTAAAGCTGATTTAAAATACCAATAATAATTAGATAAATTCATAAGTTGTAGTTAATATAAAATTTAATTGTTCTGATGTATTAGCAGTTATGTGATATCTTTGAGTAGAGGGAAACATTATAAAACCATTGTCATTTAAAGGTATTTCCCAACTTCTTCCCTTTCTTCTATTATCATCATATTCTATAAATACCTTACAAGAATTTTTTCCAGCATTAACTCCATATAGCATTACGTAATCTGAAGAATTTTTTAAATCTACAGGATCAACTTGTAATAAAGATCGAGAATATTCTCTTGGTTTATAAATTTCACCAGTTGTTTTTTTATGAACTAACGTAAAATTGTATTTTAAATTTATATGTTCACGTAAATATGTTTGCAACATATCCCAAGATTTAGAAAAAGGAAATGGATTGTTATAATTTGTAAATAATAAAATATCTACACATAACTTTTCTCTATCTATTTCAAAACCTTCAGGCATTTCTATTTGACCAAAATATAAATCTATTTCAGATAATACTTTCTTTTGCATATATACAAAAGTATATAATATATTTTTATTTTTAAATCAAGTATAATTAAGAAATTTTAGTATTAACTAAATCCCAAGATTGATTTACTTCATTCCAATTATAGCCCCATCTATGAGTGTTAGCTATATTTTGAGCAATTTGTTCTTCAGTTAATGCTGGAACATCACCAATTGGTGATTTCCAAGATGCTGATGGCATATGTTTTACCCATGAAGTATAAGGTTTTTCTGACAAAAAGATTTGATTTTCTTCATCCCAAGTATAACCTATACTTGCGTAATTTCCTCTAAATGGTGTTCCACCATTATTGTGTTTTCCACCTAATGTATTATAAGATGTTTGAATCCACATTTGAGCTGGCCAGTTATTATGTTTTTCTAGATATTTTTGACCTACTAATTCATCTTCAACCCCAGAATCATTTATCATATCACTGTTGTTTAATGTTAATACTGCTATAACTTTTTTATCATTATTTATTTTTGCAAAATGTGCCATAATTTTTATTGATATTTATATCTTATTACAACAATACCTGATCCGCCAGAACCACTAGATGTACAAATAACTGTATTTCCACCACCACCACCACCAGTATTTGTTGTTGCATTAGTTCCAGGTGTTTGAGTTGGAACGCTATAATCTCCACCAGCTCCACCACCACCTAAACCTCCACAATTAGGTATAGTAGATTGTCCTCCACCACCTCCACCACCAGCATAAGCTGTTGGACTTGCTGAAATTGAAGTTGTTGCACCTGCTCCTCCAGCTGCAGAAGCCGGAGTAGCATTAGCTCCCACTGCGGTAGCCCCACCACCACCACCAACTGCACACCCATAAGCTGGACTACCTGGCATAACACCACCATTATTTCCTTGAGGAGGACTTGTTGGTGGTGTATTTCCAGAACCACCTCCTCCTCCTACTAGTATTGCACTTCCACCACCTGATCCTCCTGGCGATCCACCTATTGAATTAAAACCACCACCTCCTCCTCCACCAGCTGATGTAATTGTTGAAAATATTGAATTGTTACCTGGATTTCCTTGAATTACAACAGGACTTGCTCCACCTGCACCACCAGCTCCCACTGTTATTGGATAACCTTGAACAGATACTGGTAATGCTCCACCTGGGTTTGCAAGTGGACTAGCCGTCCATTCTGCTGGACTTGGTACTGATTCTCTAAATCCACCTGCTCCACCACCTCCACCAAAAGCACTACCAATACCTCCAGCTCCACCACCGGCAACTACTAAATAATCTACTGTTACAGAACCTCCAGGATTTCCAACTTTAGAAACTGTAAAAGTTCCTGGACCTGTAAATGTATGAATTTTATAATTTCCGCTTTCAGTAATTGTTCCACCAGTTGCTACAATAAAACTAGGACCTCCAGCTGTAAAACCAAATCCTTTTGCTGATCCAGCTCCACGTGTTGAGTTTAAAGGCATTCTTTCTACTCCTATTTAAATTGAGTTTGCGCTGCTA